CCCCCCCCTCGTTCTTAGGGGGGGCGATCTAGCCACGCTGGGGGGTCGTTTCCCCCCAGCCGTGGCGTCTTCACAGGCTACGCCTCCCATGACGCACCTCATGTCTGGAGCCCCCTTGTGGGGCTCGTATGCGTCTTAGGGGCCCCTTTTGGGGCCCCCCCTGCCGAGCCTCATGCTCGGATTGCATATTTCCACCACTTGATGTCAAATATGCTGAGTGACACCACCAAACCCGGTGGTTCACTCTAAACCAGTTACCGGAGGTAACTAAATGAAGCGTAAATCAATCCCGCGCGGTCAGTCCGAGCGGAACTTCTCTAAGCACGCACGGTCAGTGCATCCCAAAAACGTAATGGTCGTCCCTCGTGGCGGCCTCCGGCTGTGAAGACCGATTACTGGGACGTGTATTACTACCATCACGTCCAGACGTGGTTCCGCTACGTCATCTCTAAGCACTTCAACCTGCACATCAGGTGACCTGCTGGTATCCTCAAAAGGCGTTCCGGGCTCCCCAGTTCGGGGAGTCCGGTAAGCGCCTAATAGTGTTCAACCCGCTCAAGGCGGTGAACTCCCTCAACCCCTTCACTTTGCCCTGTGGCAAGTGCACTGGTTGCCGACTCGACAAGGCCCAAGAATGGGCCGTTCGTTCAATCCACGAGTCTCGGCTCTACAACCAAAACTGCTTCATTACTCTCACGTTCAACGACGAACACTTGCCCGACGATTACTCGGTGCACGTTCGCACGTTGCAACTCTTCATGAAAAAACTTCGTAAAAAATATGGTCCTTCAATCCGTCACTACGCCTGTGGTGAATACGGCGACTTAAACAACCGCCCGCATTATCACGGGCTAATCTTCAATCACGACTTTCCTGACAAAAAATATTATTCAACAACACCTCAAGGAAACATCCTCTACACCTCGGAATCTCTTTCAAAACTATGGAGCTATGGCTTCACCACTCTAGGCGATCTGGACTATCAATCTGCGGGCTACTGCACCCGCTACAACATGAAGAAAATCAACGGCGCGAAAGCGCCGGATCATTACTGGCGACAACACCCCTTCTCTAAACAAATGGTCTCCGTTCAACCGGAGTTCGCCACACAATCACGAGGCGGCCGCAATGCTAAAGGCGGCATAGGCCTCGGCTACTTCCTCAAACACAAAGCCGAACTTCTCGCTTCGGACTTCTGCATGATCGAGGGCCGTAAGGTCCCGATCCCCCGCTACTACTTGGATCAACTTACAGAGGAGGAGCTACATGATTTAAAAGCTCGGCGTCTGTCCGGAGGGATTAACGTCGACCCGGCTTCGGGTCGTATAATCTTTCACGACACAACCGAGCAAAAGAAAAACAAAACACCCGAACGGCTTCGCGTCCGCGAGCTCGTTCAACAATCTCGGATCACACAACTTAAAAGGAAACTCTAATGCTGCTCAATGCATACACGGTGTTCGACAATAAGGCGCTGGTCTACTCCCCGCCTTTCTTTCAAAACACGGACGGCGCTGCCATCCGTATGTTTCGGGATCTCGCGAACGATCCGAACACCTCAGTAGGTCGCCACCCCGGCGACTACTCTCTTTTCCAAATCGGAAACTTCTCCGATGCAAACGCGTCCATGGAAGCGGTGCTTCCCATCCGTCACATCTGCGACGCTGTCGCAGTCATAAACGCTAAGCCGAACGATCTGTTCGCCGATCTCTCGGGCCTGAATGGCGCTAAGGCCGCTGGTTCAACCCCGGCCGATCACACGTAAACGCGTCAACTCAAGCGGACTTAACATCCGCTCTAAGGAGCGATCTCCATGAAAAATCCATCTGTCATGACTCATACATTCAGCCAGATTCCAAAGGCTGAAATCGCTAGGTCGCAGTTCGACCGTTCCTTCGGCGTCAAGACTTCGTTCGACGCTGGCTACCTCGTCCCGATCTTCCTCGATGAAATCTATCCGGGCGACACCTTCAACCTGAACATGACCGGCTTTGCCCGGTTGGCTACGCCCCTCCATCCGTTCATGGACAACCTGTTTATGAACACGTTCTTCTTCTTCGTCCCGTTGCGCCTGATCTGGGCCAACTTTCAGAAGATGATGGGCGAGCAACTCAACCCGGGAGACTCGATCGACTTCTCGGTGCCGCAAATGGTTTCAACTGCGGGCACCGGCTATCTGCAAAACTCGATCTTCGACTACTTGGGCCTTCCCACTAAAGTCCCGGGTCTTACACACTCTGCTCTGCCTCTCAGAGCTTGCAATCTGATCTGGAACGAATGGTTCAGAGATCAGAACCTACAAAACCGGGTCACCGTCCCTACTACCGACGGACCCGATCTACCGACACTGTACACACTCATGCGGCGCGGTAAGCGCCACGACTATTTCACCAGTTCGCTGCCGTGGCCCCAGAAGGGCACCGGCGTCTCTATCCCGCTCGGCACGCAGGCACCGATCAAAGGTATCGGTATTCCTTCTACGGCTCCTGCTGCTAGCACTGTGGTAACGCAGCATTATACGGCGTTCGCCGGGAACGACTTCAATTCAGGCTCGGCTTGGGCCGCTTCTCAGTTAACCGTTCAGGCTCAATCTAACAACTTGCCGTCGAATACGAATCGGCCGCAAATCTACGCGGACTTGACCAACGCGACGGCTGCTACCATCAACAGTCTCCGTCAGGCGTTTGCCGTCCAACAGCTTCTCGAGCGCGATGCTCGAGGCGGCACGCGATACACGGAAATTCTGCGGTCACATTTCAATGTCACATCACCGGACGCCCGGCTTCAACGGCCGGAATATCTCGGAGGGGGTCAATCCCCCGTCAACCTCTACCAAGTCCCACAAACCGCCAACCCGACCGGGTCTACCACTCCACAGGGTAATCTCGCCGCCTATGGCACCTCGTCGTTTTCGAACCATGGCTTCACAAAATCCTTCGTCGAGCATGGCCTCGTCCTCGGCTTCGTATCGGTTCGCGCCGATCTGAACTATCAGCAGGGCCTCGACCGTATGTGGTCGCGTCTCACGCGCTACGATTACATGTGGCCCGAGCTGGTCCACATCGGAGAACAGGCGGTTCTTCAGAAGGAAATCTTCGCTACGGGCGTCCCTGCCACCGACAACGCTGCGTGGGGCTATCAGGAACGCTACGGAGAGCTGCGCTTCAAAAACTCCGTTATCACGGGTCAGCTCCGCTCCACGGCGACTACGCCACTCGACACGTGGCACCTTGCCCAATACTTCGCTGTCGCACCCGCTCTGAATGATGCGTTCATTCAGGACAACCCGCCTATCGCTCGCGTGATCGCGGTCCCTTCTGAGCCTCAATTCATCTTCGACAGCTTCAATAAGCTGATCTGCGCCCGGCCGATTCCGGTCTATGGCGTGCCCGGCATGACGAGGCTGTAATGGATTGGGCATCACTCGGCGCGGCTGGGATCTCTGCCGCCGCGCAACTCATCGGAGGTCAAACCTCAGCTGCTGGTGCAGCTGCGGCCAACTCCGCCAACATCGCTAACTCTTGGGGCATGTGGAACGCACAACGCGATTTCGCCTTTCAGCAGTCCCAAGATCAAATGAACTTTCAACGCGACATGTCGAACACGGCGTATCAACGCGCTACTGCCGACATGAAGGCCGCTGGCCTAAACCCGATCCTCGCCTATCAACAAGGCGGGGCTTCTTCACCAGCTGGTGCTGGTCTTGGCGCTTCGGGTTCCGTTCCAACCGTTCAAAATACGGAGGGTGATCGTGGTCGATCTATCGGCGCTGCCGCTACCTCTGCGCTGGACGCAGTTCGCCAAGTGGCTGATGTCAAAAACATCGCCGCCAATAACAATCTCATCAAAGAGCAAACTGAAAAAACCGCTGCCGAAAAAACTAAAGTGGGAGTTGATACTCTCAAGTCGGCAGCTGAAACCGACCTCACCAAGGGGCAGTTAGCCAACCTGCCCCAGTTGCTTAAACTTCTCGTCGGTCAAACCTCAGCCGCGGAAGCATCCGCGGTCGCATCTAACGCCGCAGCTGGCGCTTCTTCCGCAGCAGCTGGGCTTACCAAAGCTCAAACCGATCAAGTTAATAAATCGTTCGGTGAAGGCATCATCGGCAAAAACGCCGGAAGCATTTGGGACATGTTCAAGCAAGGGATCCCAACGCCTAAGGCTCCCACTGCCGGAAAAAACGCCGACATTCCCGGCGCCAAATCTATGCTCGACATCATGAAAGGCTGGCTTAAATGAGCGCTAAATTTCACTCGTTCTTTCACCCGCACGACCCGGCCAAGACCGCTTACACCGGCGAGCTGGTCAATCCTTGGACGGGCGATATCACCACGCCGCCGTCCATGACTAAGCAAGAGTTCATGGACGAGTGCGACATTCACAAGATCCTGTCTGAGTTCAAAGTCACCGGACAGATCCGTCACCTCGCCGCTAATGCGGCGGCGGCGGTCTACACGGATCTCGCCAACCTGCCGGACTATCAGACCGCTCTTAACACCGTCATCGAAGGCGAGGCTGCTTTCGCCTCCCTACCTTCGACCCTACGCAACCGCTTCGACAACAACCCGGCCGAGTTCATCCGGTTCATGTCGGATCCGGCCAACCAGGACGAAGCCATTAAGCTCGGCCTGGCTACCGACAACCGCCCACCTCCGGAGGCACCGCCGGCGCCCCCGGCAGAGCCCCCCCCTCGTTCTTAGGGGGGGCGATCTAGCCACGCTGGGGGGTCGTTTCCCCCCAGCCGTGGCGTCTTCACAGGCTACGCCTCCCATGACGCACCTCATGTCTGGAGCCCCCTTGTGGGGCTCGTATGCGTCTTAGGGGCCCCTTTTGGGGCCCCCCCTGCCGAGCCTCATGCTCGGATTGCATATTTCCACCACTTGATGTCAAATATGCTGAGTGACACCACCAAACCCGGTGGTTCACTCTAAACCAGTTACCGGAGGTAACTAAATGAAGCGTAAATCAATCCCGCGCGGTCAGTCCGAGCGGAACTTCTCTAAGCACGCACGGTCAGTGCATCCCAAAAACGTAATGGTCGTCCCTCGTGGCGGCCTCCGGCTGTGAAGACCGATTACTGGGACGTGTATTACTACCATCACGTCCAGACGTGGTTCCGCTACGTCATCTCTAAGCACTTCAACCTGCACATCAGGTGACCTGCTGGTATCCTCAAAAGGCGTTCCGGGCTCCCCAGTTCGGGGAGTCCGGTAAGCGCCTAATAGTGTTCAACCCGCTCAAGGCGGTGAACTCCCTCAACCCCTTCACTTTGCCCTGTGGCAAGTGCACTGGTTGCCGACTCGACAAGGCCCAAGAATGGGCCGTTCGTTCAATCCACGAGTCTCGGCTCTACAACCAAAACTGCTTCATTACTCTCACGTTCAACGACGAACACTTGCCCGACGATTACTCGGTGCACGTTCGCACGTTGCAA